CCATTTTCTTGAATAATTAAATTTGCCATATCATCACTCCTTTAACCCACTACTGCGGTGACTACCTTAGCTTTGGGTGGTTCTGGCGGTGGAACAAACGAAGAAGTATCTAATTCTGGCTTATTAGTCAGTTGTAACAATTCACCAGAAAGTAACTTACGAGAGTAATCACTAACAGCATCTTCACTGATTAACACGTCCTCGTTAGTATACATACTGATCGTACCAGCGATTGCAGATGGTGTTACTGTTGGAGTTACACCAAGATATTTAATGGTGTCGGAACTAGCAATTCGTTTTTTGACTGTGTGCTTTTGTCCGTTGATTAACAAATACATTCATTTCCCTCCTTAGAAACAAAATGCGAACGACGGGTAATAACGCAACGTGGCGTTTTGTCCCATAGCAGTGCCGCTGCCTGTGGTAAGACAGAAAGAAGTTGTGTTTGCGCCGTGTGGTGATCTTTCCCACCACTCAACGGCAGACCCAAACTTTTTCACTTTACTTCCACCGTTTGCATAGTAAGCATATTGTGTTCCCTCACCCGTTTTAGAATAAGAAGCACTTCCATACACTTCGATTTCAGATAAAAAGAACAGTTTGTCCGCTGTAGTGTCAATGGTAGCACTTCCTGAACCAGCACTTGTGAGCTTATTTACTTCTTTAATTGCGACTTGAACTTCATTTGGCATTACCGCAAGAAGCGAGGGAAGAGTTACAGTTCGCATTACAGAAGAACCCCAACCACCAGAGTTTGTATCTGTATTATTCATGGTGTAGTTATTTCCGTATACGTCATGTAATTGGAATGTTAATGGAGCAACACCGCTACCATCCGAATACACGTCATGGTTTTTACCAATAATGTCTACCATATAACTTGTTCCATCGATAGTCATTGCCTTTTGGTCGCCAACAGCCCATTCGTCTGGTATTTTACCAGATTGGCAAGATTCAATAATATCTTCCCAACTGTTATTTGCGAACACTGGGTCGTATAATTTCGGCACGACTCCACGCCTTGTAACAAATACGCTCATTTCAATCACCTCTTAGAAACAAAATGCAAGTGATAAACCATGGGTATCGTTTGCATTATAGTGGGTCAATGCTCCACCGCTATTAACGCAACAGAAGTCATAACTGTTGGTTCTAAGTGGGGAGCGTAACCACCAACGCTGATCTTGGTTAAGTCTTTTTTTCGCCGTACTATTTCCCATTGCATAATATTTGTATTGAACACCTTCACCAGCGCTCGTTTCAACGATAGTGCCAAAAGTTTCAACTTCCGAAAGTAAAAACAATTTGTCTGCGGTTGTGACTATGGTGTTGTCTTGACCACCAGCGGTTGTAAGTTTATTAACTTCCCTAAGTCCACGTTGTACTTCTTCTGGCATCAAAACCAAAATAGCAGGAATATGAGTTACTCTTACTGTGCAACCTTTCCAGCCTACTCGATTGGAAATAGTATCATTTATCTTGTACATATCGTCGTATATGCCATTCATTTGGAAGGTCAACGGTGCTGTTCCTGTGCCGTCTGAATAAATGTCATGATTTTTACCAATAATGTCAATTTGATAGTCAACATCATTGATTGTCATGACCTTAGAATCACCGACATTCCATGTATCAGGAACACGGTTAAGTTCACACGCACGAATGATTTCTTCCCAAGTGTTGTCTGCAAATACAGGGCTGAACAGTGATACGGGTTCAGCCGCACCAAACACATAAACCGCCATGTTACATCACCCCCACATTGACGGGGATGTTAACAGTGGGGATTTCCCACGCATAGAAGGTCAAAGTTCCGTTACCTTGGTCAACTTCGTTGGCAGATGGTAAAGCCCATGCTTCAAGATAGGTAATTCTAGCATCTTCGTCATCTGTGGTTAGGTCAACGTCCACCAATACCATCTCTGTATCAGCAAAAACGTCAGTAACAGAAACAGTCTGAGCGTAGCGTCCATCAGCACCTAACGTCCAACCAGCAGCCGTTAAAGTAACTGTGGTAGAATTAGCAGAACTGATTTCTGGAAGCTGTTCTAATGGAACTTTGCCATCTGGATTCAACTTTGCTCGTATAGCTAATTCAGCATCAATTCTATCCCAGTTGGGGTTCATTGCCGTAATGTCGGCTGCGTCCGTTAAGTCTGGTTTAACCAAAGAAAAATTAGTAGTAGTTGTACTCATTTAGTCACCTTCCTTACGTTAACGGAACGAATAAATACACATCGTTCCAATTAGAGAAACTACCTTTAACGTTTTGCCAAGTTGTGTAGGTATTCTTAACTTCAACCCACTCTAAGTAGTTTCTTCTTACGTTAAAACCTAAGTGAGCGGGAACTTTCTTTTTTAACTCCTGTTCAACATTGGCAAACTTATATTGCTTATTGGACGGTGGCGGTGTAATTTCAACGTACAGTACGCCGTCTTCCATCCACGAGTTTGCTGTACCACCCGTAAACGCATTTACAATAGAGTCAATTAAACTGGTATTTAATTTACCCTGACCTCTGATTCTAGCAATTACGGTGTCCCGTCTATCAGAAACAGACGAGTTTTCCAGCGGTCGAATACCCAAAATATTCTCCCACTGTTCAACTCTTTCCTCGCTCATGGTAAGCAAATAAGCATCGTCTATAACTCTATCCTTTGCAAGAGACAAATCTTCAAACTCTGGATATTCAGAATCAATGATAGATTTGAACTCTTCTAACGCCTGAATGACTTGCGGATAGTAGTTATTCATTCTTTCTCGATACATTAGATCACCGTCCAGTTCGTAGTGCCTAACACTGGAATTTGTTCATCGGCTAACGTAATATCAGAAGTTCCATTATTCAACGTAAGATTGCTGATAGACTCGACACCAGCAGCGTTTAAAATCTCAGCACCAACGTTCATATATGCCACAGAGGACTTTTCATAAGCAATGGTACTGAAATACTTTGTAAGCTGCGTTGCGATAGCACTGGTATCTGTATAACCCGCTTTCATGGTGATTGTTGCGCTCACGTTGATAGGTAACTCCGTAGCAGTAGTAACCGTTACGAACGCACCAATAGGAGCAACACCATCACCCATACCAGAAGTGTTTGGGTCAAGATAATTTTGGAACTCAGCAATTAACTCTGGTGTAGCTGCTCGATTAGAAGCACTTAAAATAGACACCTTGACGGTATTAGCACCGTCCCATAACGGAAACACCTTGGAGTTTCCAACGCCATCATATTCGCTACACCACCGTTCGTACTGTGCAATGTTACCGTCACTCACAGAGCTATTGACAAACTCGTAGTAAGCTGTTCTAACACCTTCGTCAGTAACTTCGTTCTCACCTTCGATTAAGCACTCCACAAGTGCAGCGTGAGTTAAATCGGCTGGGGCATCGGTAATTGGCGCAAGATCGCCAGTCTGATTGTTTGGAGCAGTACCGCTCGTTTCACACACCAGTCGGTAGGTGTGGTAGTTGTTTTCAAGCCCAATGTACTCTGTAACTGTATAGTTGTATAACTCGCAGTTCCAACGAGAGCCAATGGGAACTTCAACATTGAACTCACCCTTATGAGTACCAGCCTTTGCTTCAAACTGGGTAATATCCATACCCATATCAGAACAGCCCATCAAAATAAACTCTCTGCTTGCTGTGTTAACGAAGCTTTCATTACGGCTGTTGTCTATCTCGGTGTACGCAATAGCCAACTCTAACGCAGCAGAAGCAAGAGCATTGAAAAGCATAGAACCTTCTCGGTTATCCAAGTTGGGGTACTGGGAAGTCACTCTCGCCATCATTCGTTGGAGAATGACTTCATAGGTCATATTTTCATAAGCCATTAGACTTCCACCTCCAATGCAGTAGGAATGTTACCAAGGTTAGTCACAGCCGTAAACGTCACATGAAGTTTCTTACCGTTGCGCTCAAACTCAAAGTCAGTAACATCGGTAATTCGATTGTCCTGTGTCAACGCTTCTGTGATTCTTCGTGGTAATTCAGACATTACATACGGCACTGGCTTTCCAATTAAATCAACGAGTTCCACGCCGTAATCCCAAGAGTAAATAATGTGCTTATATCGTTCAGTCGATAGAATCAAAGATATGGCTTGTGCGATAGCTTCCAAACCATCGGTGTAACCATCAACTCTATCTTTGTCAACAACAATTTTATGCGTTCTGTTCGGATATGTAGCTTCGGTGATTTGCTCCGTGAGAATAGATATATTTGGAATCATTTAATCACCTCAAATTCGATCTAAAATGAAATAAGATTGCCCACCTTGCTTACGCAAAAGAGCAACCTTATCACCAACCTTCAACGCACCATGCACCGTCATTGTTTTCTTTCCAGTAACTTGGTGGGAGTGGTCAGTGGCTTCCGTGTTCCAGTCGATGGTGACAGAAACATCATGGTCTGTTAAATGTTCTGGAACAACCAGTAAGGAGGACGGGATGATAAATTGAGTGGTAACTTGCACTCTTAACGGAGATGTGCTAATCACCGTACCATAACGTAAATCGCACATCTGAGCGTTCTCCATAGCATCCATAGATGCACGTTTCATAATCTCAATTAAACCGCTTGTCATTAATCATCCCACGCCCCTTCCAGAGTTAAATCCATAGTGTAGTGGTCATTCTCGAAGTTGTGAGTGACCCGTTCCACCAACATATAGTTGTTGGTGATTATGTCACCCAAAT